CAGAACACGGCGGTGTACGCCTGCGTGCGCATCCTGGCCGAGTCCATCGCGGGCCTGCCTCTCCACCTCTACCGGTACACCGCGGACGGCGGCAAAGAGCGGATCGCCGCGCACCCGCTGTATTTCCTGCTCCATGACTCTCCCAACGAGGAGATGACGAGCTTTGTCTTTCGCGAGACTCTGATGAGCCACCTTCTCCTATGGGGCAACGCGTTCGCCCAGATCGTCCGCGACGGGCGCGGCCGGGCGCTGGCCCTGTACCCGCTTCTCCCGAACCGCGTGACCGTGGACAGGGACGCGAACGGGGCGATTTTCTACACATACATGCCCGATATGAACGACACGAGGTTCACCGGCGCGAGGCGCAACGCCCTGTACGACGGCGGAGACATCGTACTGCGCAAAGACGAGGTGCTGCACATCCCCGGCCTGGGTTTCGACGGGCTGGTCGGGTATTCCCCTATCGCGATGGCGAAAAACGCCGTGGGAATGGCAATCGCCACGGAGGAGTACGGCGCGTCGTTCTTCGCCAACGGAGCCAATCCGGGCGGCGTGCTGGAGCATCCCGGCGTGATCAAGGACATCCAGCGCGTCAAGGACAGCTGGAACGCGGCGTACCAGGGCAGCGCCAACGCGCACCGGGTCGCGGTGCTGGAAGAGGGCATGAAATTCCAGCAGATCGGCATCCCGCCTGAGCAGGCGCAGTTTCTCCAGACGCGGAAGTTCCAGATCAACGAGATCGCGCGGATTTTCCGCGTGCCGCCGCATATGGTCGGCGATCTGGAGAAATCCAGCTTCAGCAACATCGAGCATCAGGGCCTGGAATTTGTCAAATACAGCCTGAACCCGTGGGTCGTGCGCTGGGAACAGGCGCTGAACCAGGCTCTGCTGCTGCCGTCGGAGCGATCGAGCCTGTTTGCCAAGTTCAACCTGGACGGCCTGCTGCGCGGCGACTACGCCAGCCGCATGAACGGCTACGCGACGGGCCGGCAGAACGGCTGGCTCTCCGCCAACGATATACGCGAGCTGGAGGATATGAACCGCATCCCGGAAGAGAACGGCGGCGATTTGTACCTGATTAACGGCAATATGTCAAAATTGGCCGACGCCGGGATTTTCGCGAGGGGAAGGGCCGAGCCCGCGCAAAATCAAACAAGCTGACAACCCGCGTCATACTGTTAGTCATATCTTCCATATGACTGACGAGGTTTTTTGCGGATCATTGCGCATACTAACAATCGTATTATTAACATTTTAATGATCCGTAAAAAAACGAGGAGTGGAATACCATATGAAAAAGTCTTTTATAGCTCTGGCCCTGGCTCTTTTGACGGCGCTGTCAGTATTACCGGCCACGGCGTTCGCGGCGGAGCCCGCTGATGAAAATAAACAGGCGTGCGCGCGCTCAAAGCCCGACCTAAAGGATCACGGGCCGGAGCCGTTCGTGGATAAGCTGGCACGCTTGACGAAGAAAAACCCGAACTTCCGCACGGCGATATGGACTGGCAAGGAACTGCAGCTTACTGTCATGAGCATACCCAAGGGCGGCGAGGTCGGCCTTGAAATGCACGACGACACGGACCAGTTTTTGTATGTGGTCGAAGGCACGGGAACCGCTCAGATGGGCGCGGCGAGCGATAAGCTGACTTACAATCAGCCTGTTGAAAAAGGGAGCGGTATTTTCGTCCCGGTTGGCACGTGGCACAACATAACCAACAGCGGCGACTGCGACCTCAAGCTGTTCACCGTCTACGCGCCGCCGCACCACCCGCACGGCACCGTCCACAAGACTAAAGCGGACGCTGACGCGGCGGAACACTAAACTACAGCGGCTCCGATTGGAAATAAGCTGAAAACGAGTCCAAACCTGCGGCTTCAGGCAGGTCTGGACGAAGTTTGAAGTTTAATTTCAAACGGAACCGCTATACCCCGAAAAATGAAGCAGGCTGCCGATTTTATACTGATCCTGATTTTAATCATAGACAACTGGAACGGAGCACGTTCGTGCCCGCGCAAAGCGTGTGCCACCGGCACACTGCGCCGTTCGCTATTCCGGACGCCTGTTGGCGTCCGGGCTCGCTCCGTTGTCTATGTTAAAATCTAGGTCAGTGTTAGGCAGCCTCTTTTGTCAAAGGGTATAGACTTTCATAAGCGAATCCACATACGCCTGCATTTCCTCTTTTGAGTGGATCGTGTGCGTATGTTCGATTATCTGCCGCTGCGACGCCTCTGGCAGCGAGTAGAAGTAATCCATCGCGCTCCTGTTTTTCGCGAACGCCATGTCGAGGCCCATCGGTATATCCGGGGCGTATGGCCCTTCGTAATTCATAATGTCACTCTCCTCTCCGGTTATTTTGTCATCGGGGAGATTTTTATATACGTCGGAATTCATCCTGATCCTGATTTAAATCATAGCTAACCTTGCGCTCCGCCTACGGCGGAGTGGCCTTCGGCCAGTTTCGCGAAGCGAAACCCTGGGCTCGCTGATCCGGACGCCCGTTGGCGTCCGGGCTCACTCCGTTGTCTATGGTTAAATCTAGGATCAGTATTAGGAGGAAACTATGCGGAAATTCTGGAATTGGGTAAAGAACAGCGACGACAGCCGGACGCTGTACCTCGACGGCGTGATCGCCGACGAGACGTGGTGGGGCGACGAGATCACGCCTAGAGCGTTCAAGGATGAGCTTATGTCCGGCGACGGCGACGTGACCGTCTGGATCAACTCGCCGGGCGGGGACGTGTTCGCGGCGGCGCAGATCTACAACATGCTCAAGGAGTACGGCGGCCGCGTCACCGTGAAAATCGACGGGATCGCGGCCAGCGCCGCGTCTGTGGTGGCCATGGCCGGCGGCGAGGTGCTGATGTCGCCCGTCAGCGTCATGATGATCCACAACCCGGCCACCGTGGCCATCGGCGACGGCGAGGAAATGCTGCGCGCCAAGGCTCTGTTGGACGAAATTAAGGAGTCCATCATCAACGCCTACGAAATGAAAACTAACCTCTCGCGGGCGAGGATCAGCCACCTGATGGATCAGGAAAGTTGGATGAACGCGAATAAGGCCGTTGAGCTGGGTTTCGCGGACGGGATCATATACGCGGATAACGGCAATGAAACCGCAACGGAGCCGGAATCCGCATGGAACCGCGCGCGTGCCGTGGGCGGCGGCGGGATGTTGTTCAGCCGTCAGGCGGTGATGAACTCCATCTTACGGAAGCTGCCCCACGGCGAATCGTCTCGCGGCGAAACGCCTGAAAGCACGGTAAGTCCCACGGTAACGCCAAAAGGTACGCCAATCGAGTCGCTGGGCTGGTCGGACGCTCCGCGTCCTGCTCGCCTATGCGACCTAGACAAGCGGCTCTCTTTATTATCGCACTAAAAATAACTTTATGGAGGGAAAAGAATGTCCACTATTCTTGAACTGCGCGAGAAGCGCGCAAAAGCCTGGGACGCGGCGAAAGCGTTTCTTGACGGCAAACGCGGCGAAAGCGGGCTGTTGTCCGCCGAGGACACCGCTGTATACGAAAAGATGGAGACGGACGTGGCCGCCTACGGCAAAGAGATCGAGCGCCTTGAGCGGCAGGCCGCCGTCGACGCGGAGCTCGCCAAGCCCACGAGCGCGGCCATCACCAACAGGCCGAACGGCGTCCTTGGCGGGGACGGAAAAGCCGGCCGGGCGTCCGGCGAGTACAAAAACGCCTTCTGGAAGGCAATCAGGGGCAAAAGCACCGCCGAGGTCATGAACTCCCTGAACATAGGCACAGATTCCGAAGGCGGTTACCTCGTGCCGGACGAATTCGAGAGGACGCTTATCGAGGCCCTGAACGACGCGAACATCCTGCGCGGCATGGCGACGGTCATCAACACGTCGTCAGGCGAGCGCAAAATCCCGGTCGTGGCCAGCCAGGGCACCGCCGAATGGGTTGAGGAGGAGGGCGTGATACCCGAGAGCGACAACACTTTCGCGGCGGTCAACCTCGGCGCGCACAAAGTCGCGACGACGCTTAAGGTCAGCGACGAGCTGCTCAACGACTCCGCTTTCAACCTCGAAACGTACATCGCGCGGTAATTCGCGCGCAGGATCGGACGCGCCGAGGAGGAGGCGTTCATCGTCGGCGACGGGGTCAACAAGCCCACGGGATTTTTCCTGACGGCGCAGCTTGGCGTGACGGCGGCGGCCGTGGCGGCGATCACCCTCGACGAGATGCTGGATCTGTACCACAGCCTCCGCGAGCCGTACCGCCGCACCTCCGCGTTTATCATGAACGACTCGACGGTCAAGGCGATCCGCAAACTGAAGGACAACACCGGCCAGTATCTCTGGCAGCCGTCCATCAAGGAGGCCGCGCCGGACACGATCCTGAACCGCCCGGTCAGGACGTCGACTTTCGTCCCGGAACTGGCGGAGGGGAACAAGACTATCGCCTTCGGGGACTTCTCATATTATTGGGTCGCCGACCGCCAGGGGCGCATTTTCAAGCGGCTGAACGAGCTTTTCGCGATAACGGGGCAAGTCGGCTTCCTCGCCACGCAGCGCGTGGACGGAAAACTGGTGCTGCCTGAATCGATTAAGTATCTGCAAATGAAAGCGCAATCATAAACACGTTCCAGAGAGGGGGCGGCGGCGTGGCCGTGGTGGAGGCGTTACTTCCGAAAGTCAAGGCGAACCTGATATTACAGCACGAGGAAGACGACGAGCTTCTGCGCGGCTTCGTCCGCGCCGCCCTGGATTATGCCGAAAACTACCAGAAAAAGCCGCCGGGGTACTACTCCAAAAGGGGTAACAAAATGCCGCCGTCCACAGAGCAGGGCGTTATCATGCTGGCTTCGCATTTTTATGAATCACGGGACGGCTCCACCGGCGGCTTTTTCGCTGACAATGCCGGCGCGGCGGCGCAGATTTGGCAGACCATCAACAGGCTGCTTGTGCTGGGGAAGGATTGGCAGGTGTGACCGGCAGGATTAATCTTCTATCGTTTTGCGAGGTGTGATCATGTCCTTCGGAAAAATGAACGCTTTTATCGACATAATCTCCACCGAGTCCGTAAAAGACGCGGACGGCTTCGCGGTTCAGACCGACACCGTCTTGGCCCGCGTCCGCGCCTACCGGGAAGACCGGCACGGGAACGAGGTGTGGGCGAACCGGGCGGCGTTCTCCACTGCGACGGTGCTGTTTCGTTTCCGCAAAATTCCGGGCGTTGCCGTGGACACTACTTTGCAGATTCTCAGCGGCGGCGTCCGCTACGGGATAATCAGCGCGGAGGACGTGAAGGGGCGCGGGATGTACATCGAGGTGCTGGCGGACACCGTCTCGCCTTCTAAACGATAGGGACGTGAGACCGTATGGCGAAATTAACCGTAAAAATGCCGGATGATTTTCTGATGAAACTCTCCAGGCTGGCCGAAAACACCGACGCAATCGCGGAAAAAGTTCTGCAGGCCGGCGGCGAGGTCGTTTTGGACAAAGTGCGGGCCAACCTGCAGGCCGTCGTCGGGGCCAACACAAAAATAGAATCCCGCTCCACCGGCGAGCTCGCCGGTTCGATTGGGCTATCCCCGGTGAAGGTGACCAGGGAAGGAAACTACGATGTTAAAGTCGGTTTCCGGGAGCCACGCTCGGACGGCGGCAGCAACGCCAAGATAGCCAATATACTGGAGTACGGCAGATCAGGCCAGCCTCCGAAGCCTTTTTTGGCTCCGGCGAAGCGCTCCAGCCGGAGCCAGGTGATAGACACCATGAAGAAAAAACTGGACGAGGAGATTGCGGCGTTATGAATATTCTATCCGAACTGACGGGGCTTCTGGGCGGATTCGCGCCGATTGAGACGGGCGTGTTCAGCGATGAGGCCCCGAGCGAATATATCGTGATTACGCCGCTCGTGGACACTTTCGAGCTATTTGGCGATAACCGGCCCGGATACGAAACTCAGGAGGCGCGGCTTTCCATTTTCTCAAAGAAAAATACAGGTCGTTAAAAAACCAGGTCACCTCGGCGCTGCTGGCGGCGGATTTCACGGTCACAGACCGCCGCTATATCGGGCGCGAGGATGACACCGGCTATTTTCATTACGCAATTGATGTAATAAAAAATTACTCACTGGAGGAATGATACATGGCTACGATTGGCATGGATATGCTGTTTTACGCCAAGATTACGGAGGATGCTGTAGGAAATGAAACCTACGGCGAACCCGTCCGTCTGGCCCGAGCGATGCAGGGCGATCTTTCCCTCGATCTCGCGGAAGCCCAGCTCTACGCGGATGATGGGGCAATCTACGTCGTAAAATCCTTTAGAACCGGTACTCTTTCGCTTGGCGTGGACGACATCGGCGTGAAAGTGGCCGGAGATTTGACCGGCGCGGAAATCGACGATAACGGCGTGCTGGTATCCGCGAGCGAGAACATGGGCGAGTCCGTGGCCGTCGGCTTCCGCGCGATGAAGCCGGACGGGAAGTACCGCTATTTCTGGCTCTACAAGGTCAAGTTCGGCTTTCCGCCTGTCAGCGTGCAGACAAAGGGCGATTCCATCACGTTCCAGACGCCGACCATCGAGGGCGTAGTGTCCCGGCGCAACAGGCCCGACGACCGCGATCAGCACCCTTGGAAGGCCGAGGTCACGGAGGGCGACACGGGCGTTGCTTCCAGCGTAATCGAGGGCTGGTTCGATGAGGTGTACGAACCCGAGTTCCTGCTGCGCGGTTCCGCTCCGACTGACCCTGACGCCACAGGCCCGGAAACTGATCCGGACAGCGGTACCGAACCCGGCACTGATCCGCCGGATAACGGCGGAACGGAACCGGGTACTGAACCGCCGGAGAGCGGTGGCACAGAACCTGGTATTGACCCGCCGAACGGCGGAGGTGATCCCGACCCTGAACCCGATCCCGACCCTGACCCTGATCCCGATCTTGAACCGTGAGGAGGCGGCCAAAAATGGACGAATTTAATATGGAGCGAAGCCAGATTATCACTATCGGAGGCGAGGATTATTCGCTAATCCTTACTACCAAGGCCACAAAGGAGATCGCCGCGCGTTACGGCGGGTTGGAGAACCTTGGCGATAAGCTGATGAAATCGGAGAACTTCGAGATGGCGCTTTCCGAGATCATATGGCTTATTACCTTGCTGGCGAACCAGGCGTTCCTGATTTACAACTTCCGGCACAAGGATAAACCGAAAACGCTCCTGACGGAGGATGAGGTCGAGCTTCTCACGTCTCCGGCTGATTTGGCCGAATACAGGAACGCGATTTCGGCGGCGATCTACAAAGGCACCGTGCGGAACGTCACCAGCGAAAGCGACGCAAAAAACGCGGCGGGCGCGTAAACGACAATGAGTTGTTTACGCGCCTGTTTTATTGCGCCACTGTGCAGCTAAACATGGGCGCGGAGGAATTTTGGCTTACCCCTTTCGGGCTTTTTCTGGATTTATGGGCGTGTCATAAGCAATGGCACGGAATAGAAAAGCCGCATGCGGAGCGCAGCATCGACGAAGTGATCCCATTTGATCTCGTATAGGCGCGGAACTCGGAAAAGTCCCAAATTACTCCAGCCAGTCCTCGAGCGGCAGCCCTTCCACTCTGCTGAATTCCCGCGTGTTGTTGGTGACTAAGGTAAGGCCGAGGGCCTTCGCGTGGGAAGCGATTAACGTGTCGCGGTCGCCTATCGGCGTTCCGGCGCGTTTAAGTTTTACGCGCACACGTCCGTATTCGGAGGCCGCGAGCGTATCAAACGGAAGGATTTCTACCGCCATTAGAAAAAAACGCAGTTTTCTTTCATTTTTTTCCGGGAACGCGCTGTTTTCAACGCCAAACCAAAGTTCTGCTTCGGTAATTGCGGATATGGACAACCCATATGGCTGCTCCGCGGCAAAGCGGGAACAGACGACAGAGTTGTTGTTTATCGCGAACGCACAGGTATTGGTGTCAAGCATCACCCTCATAATATCGGCTCCCTGTCGTCCGCGTGGCTCGCGGCGTATTCCGCGTCTTCCCGGCGCGCTTCCAGGATTGATTCATACACATCGTCAGTCACTGGATCGCAAAGAAGAAAATTTTCAAGCGCTTTATCCTTCTGGTAAAGCATGACGGTATTTCCAATTTTTTTGACCGCGACCTCGTCGCAATTAAAACGGCAGGACTTCGGTAGGCGAACCGCCTGACTGCCGCCGCTAGTAAACAGTTTTGCCGTTTCCATAACACATCACCCCGTAAATAGTATATACAAGAGTAGCTATTTTGTCAAGAGGGAGGCGCGGGCGTGGCATCGGATTTATCCTAGATCTCGGATAAATCCGAATATCCCATAAGTTTTAATATTCTCCTAACTCGCCGCAAAGTGGCATAGAATCAAGGTTTGCAATCAAAACTTCTCGGATAATTTTGTTTGCAAACCTTGTAATGGCGAGATGGTACTATCTGAGAAAAATGCTTTTTGAGCCGATATCGCCTTGTTTTTAGCAGCATTTACACCCGATTAACATGGGCTTGACTGTCGGCGGTGGAATAATTATCCTGGAACTTTTCAATATTTTCTTGAATTTACTGCGTTCTGGCGGAGTTAGGAGGATAACAAAACTTATGGGATATGACACATTTGGATTGAAATTGGGTATTGAAGGAGAGCGTGAGTTCAAACAGGCCCTTACCGACATCAACGCCAGTTTCAAAGTCCTTGGCTCCGAAATGAACGTGGTCGCTTCGCAATTCGACAAAAACGAAAAGTCCGTCCAGTCAATCACGGCCAGGAATACCCAACTGAACAAGGAAATCGAGCTACAGAAGGACAAAATCTCCACCTTAAAGGCGGCTCTGGCTAATTCTTCCGAGGCTTTCGGGGAAAACGACAAACGCACCAAAAGCTGGCAGACCCAGCTAAATAATGCCCAGGCTGAGCTAAACGGCATGGAGAAGGAACTGAAAAGCAACAACAAGGCCCTGGACGCCGAGGGTAAGGCTCTGGACGAAACCGGCAAAAGCTCGCGGGACATGGGCAAGGACACAAACAACCTTGGCGGCGAAATGGAATCCGCGACAAAGAAAACCTCCGTATTCGGAGACGTTTTGAAGGCCAGTCTTGTTGCGGACGCGATCAAGGCTGGCCTTTCGGCTCTGGTGGACATGATCAAGGCCCTGGGCGCGGCGGTGAAAGACTACATCGCGGACGCTTCCGAAATGGCGACAAAAGCCGCTGAGAGCCAGACCAAACTCACGCAGGTCATGCGCAACACCATGGGCGCGACCGACGACCAGATCCAGAGCCTGGTAGAGCTTGCGGCCCAGCAGGAAAAGCTGGGGGTCGTTTCCAAGACGGCGCAGGTCACGGCCATGGCGGAGCTTGCGACGTTCGTCAGCAAAAAAGAAGCCGTAGCGGATATGCTGCCGGTTATGAACGACTACATCGCTTACCAGTACGGCACGACCGCGTCCGAGGAACAGGCCCGGAACGTCGCGACGGCGCTCGGCAAGGCGATCAACGGCAACATAGACGGGCTGGCGAAGCAGGGCTTCACGCTGACCGACAACGAGAAAAAGTGGTTTAAGACCGCGTCGGAAGCGGAGCGGACGGCTTTCGTCATGAAAATGGTCGGCGAGAGCATGGACGGCGTGAACGCGGCCCTTGCTCAGACCGACGCCGGGAAAATGGCCCAGCTTACCACTGTCCTGGACAACACAAAGATCGCTGTCGGTTCTCTGGCTAACTCTTTCAAGGCCCAGATTCTTGGGCAGATGCTGCCGTCAATATCCTTGCTTTCAGACGCGTTCCTTGGCGTTCTGCAAGGCACCGGCTCTGTGGACGACCTGGCCAAGTCTTTCACCGGTGTGTTTGACGAAATTTCCAACATCATAGACCAGTTCCTTCCAACCCTGCTGGACTTAGGCGGGAAGCTGCTGGAAGGTTTAGTTATGGGCATCGCCGATAACATTGACGTGATTATCGGCGGGGTGCAAAGTATTTTGACCGCTGTGCTTTCAGCGATCACCGATTTGCTGCCAATTGTCATGGAGGCGCTTGGGAAGCTCCTGCTCGGGATTATCGAAGGTATTATCGCGGCCCTTCCCGCGCTGGCAGAAGCCGCCGTGCAAATAGTTACCACACTGGCCAAGGGGCTGGGCGACGCGCTCCCGACGCTGATCCCGGAGATCACTCGGGCTTTAGCGGAGATCGTGAAGGTAGTGGCACAGAACCTACCGGCTCTCCTGGACGCGGCTCTGAACATAATCCAAGGGCTGGCAGACGGGCTGCTGGCCGCGATTCCAGTCCTGTTACAAGCTCTGCCTGAAATAGTGAAAGCCATTTTGACGTTCCTGGTCGGAGCGATCCCGCAGATCGTAACCGCTGTAGCCGACCTGTTGAAGTCCATCGCGGACGTGCTGCCGGATATAATTCAGGTTATCGTGGAAATCCTGCCCGACATCATCACCGGCATTGTAACCGCGCTTCTGGACGCGCTTCCCGCCATACAGGAAGCGTTTTTCACGCTGCTGACCGCCGTGACTGAGAACCTCCCGGCGATTGTGGAGGCGATTGCCGCCGCATTACCGGATCTGATAGAGGGAATCGTGAACGCGTTGGTGGTGGCCGTGCCGCTGATCGCCGACGCCGGGGTTACACTACTGACCGCGTTGGTAGACTCCCTTCCCGCCATCATAACACCGATTGTGGAGGCTTTGCCCAAGATCGTGGACGCGATCCTGGCCGCGCTGAAAACAGCGGTTCCCGCCCTGATAAACGCAGGAATCCAGCTTCTTACCGCTTTAGTGGGTGCGCTTCCAGCAATAATTGAAGCAATTGTGGCTGTAATCCCTGCAATCGTGGACGCGGTCGTGGCCGTTGTCGTGGAATGCCTGCCGATTGTCATAGACGCGGGGATTGAGCTTTTTACGGCCCTGATAGACGCGCTTCCAACGATAATTGACACCATTTTGGAAGCCCTGCCCAAGATAATTGACAGCATAATCGGGGCGCTTACGGAAGCCATACCAAAGCTGATAGATGCCGGGGTGAAGCTTCTTATTGCGCTGGTTGAAAACCTGCCAAAAATCATAAAAACCATAGTAGATGCCTTGCCCAAGATCATAACAGCTGTAGTAAACGCCATTGTGGGCAACATCGACAAGATTATAGAGGCCGGGTTTAAACTGCTCGTTGCTTTGGTAACGAATCTCCCGGCCATCATATGGGAAATTATCAAGGCCGTGCCGAAAATCGTCGAAGCCATTGTAAACGCTTTCAAGGGGCTGTTTGGAAAGATCGTCGAGATTGGCGCGGATTTGATTAAGGGCATATGGCAGGGCATTTCTGACATGGCCGGATGGATAAAGGATAAAATATCCGGGTTCTTTGGCGGCGTGTTAAGCTCGATCAAGGGCTTTTTCGGGATAAAGTCCCCATCTTCGGTGTTCCGTGACGAGGTTGGCAAAAACATCGTGCTCGGCGTGGCCGAGGGAATTGACGAGAATTCAGACAAGGCGGCGAAAGCAGCCGCGAAAATGGCCAAGGACACCTACGATTCCGCTAAGACTTGGATCGCCGACTACCGCAACTCCCAAGATTATATGGCTGAAGAAGAACTGGCCATGTGGGAGATGCTTGCCGAAAAGTACACAACCGTATCCAAAGAGAAGGTCGAAATCGACAAAAACATTAACAGCCTTCGCTCTAAAATAGCCAAACAGTCCTTTGACGATTCCAAAGCGTGGATCGACAAGCAGAAATCCTACGGGAATTTGAGCGCAAAAGAGGAAGCCGACGCCTGGGAGCGGGTGGCCGCTCGGTACGCGGAAGGTACGAAAGAGCGCGAGGATGCCGACAAGAATTACTACGCGGCCAGGAAAAAAGCCGACGAGGAGGGCTTCAACGAGTCCAAGAAGTGGATGGATGAGCGGAAAAAGTACGGCCTTGCCTCCATCCAGGATGAGATCGACTTCTGGGAAACCCTGTCCGCGCAGTACGCCGAGGGAACCAAGCAACGGGAGGAAGCCGACAAACAGCTTTATGAGTCCAAGAACCGGCTCCTTACCGAGCAGGAAAAGCTCGTGCAGAAGATGGAAGCCGCCGAGTAGAAGTACGCCAAGGCTGTGGACGACCGCGCCAAGGCGATATTTAACACGTTCGGCCTGTTCGACGAGCTAAAGCAAAAAGAAGAAGTCTCCAGCGAAACCCTGTCCAAGAATCTGAACGACCAAGTCAGGGTGCTGGCTGAGTGGGCGGCTAGTTTTGAGCGCCTTGCCGCAAAGGGTGTTGACGAGGGACTTCTTGCCGAGCTTCGCGCGATGGGGCCGTCCGCCTACAACGAGATCAACGCGCTCTCCAAGATGTCCGATAAGGAGCTTACAGCTTATACCGAGATGTGGAAGCAGAAACACGCGCTTGCCCGTATGATGGCCGTCGATGAGCTAAAAGGGCTCCGGCAGGACACCGACAATGAAATCAGGGGCCTGCTGAACGATATGGATAACCTTGTCAAGCCGGGTGGGATGGCTATTGGCGAGAACCTGGGCGATTCGATTATAAACGGCATCAATAACCGCGCCGGTGCCGTCTATAACGCCGTCCAGAACCTGGCGCAGGGCATTATCAGCACGGCTCAAAACGCGCTGGCGATATTCTCCCCGTCCAAGATATTCACGGATTTTGGGGAGAACGTTGATATGGGCTTCATCCAGGGCGTGGAAAATCTCGCCGGAGCCGTAAAAAGCTCCGTGAACGCACTGTTCGGCGATCTTGGCAGAAATATGAGCAGTGGCGTCAGCTTTGACACGAGCGGTCTGAGCGGTTTCGGAGGCGTGTCTGCGGCCATGAACGGTCGTGACGGCACGGACGCTGGCATTGTCAACCAGTTTAACATTTCGCAGATGGTCGTCCGTGAGGACGCTGACATTAACCGGATCGCGTCCCAGCTTTACAGGCTCCAGCAGCAGTCCCAGCGCGGGAGGGGGTTGGCCTTGGCATGAGAACACCGCTAGGCTATGGGTTTACATTCC